TGGTTCTAAAGTCCAATGGAACTAACTTAACTTCAGAGCGCATCGCTAAACTTCTCGAAGCATGGCGCAACTCTCGCGCTACTCGATCAACAGCGTTCCTCAATGCAGATGTAGAAATGCAGTCAGTCGGATTCGATCCTAAGAGCCTTCAGCTCGTAGAGGCTCGTCAATATGTGGCGTTGGAGATAGCAAGAGCTTCAGGCATCCCTGCTTACTTCCTTTCAGCAGAAACTACCTCTATGACCTACTCCAACGCTACTTCAGAACGTCGCTCGTTGGTGGACTTCTCGCTTCGCCCAATCTTGGCTGCGATCGAGAGCAGACTTTCACTCCCGGACATCTGCCCATCAACTTCTCAAATCCGTTTCGATCTAGACGATTTCCTTCGTGGAAATGCACTAGAGCGCGCTCAGGTTTATCAGATACTCAACACAATCGGCGCGATGAGCGTTGAACAAATCCAAGAGGAAGAGGACCTAATCCGATGAAGATCGAAGTCCCAATTACACTAACAGCTGCGGATTCACAATCTCGCACAATCTCTGGCCAGATCGTTACATGGGGCGAGCAGGGCAACACTTCTGCTGGTCCAACTATCTTCGCTTCAGATTCAATCAAGTTTAATAAAAACATCAAACTGCTCCTAGAGCATGATCGCACTCGTCCAATCGGTAAATTGATCGCACACGAGATCACAGATTCAGGCATCGTTGCAACATTCAAGATCGCTGAAACAGCGGCAGGAAACGATAGCCTTATCGAAGCATCAACAGGATTACGCGACGGATTCTCAGTCGGCGTCAAGGTCGATGCCTGGGACAATCAAGATGGCGTCATGGTCATCAGCAAGTCATCGATCGTCGAGACTTCACTCGTCACCGATCCAGCAATCGATTCAGCGCGTGTTGCTGAAGTCGCTGCATCAGAAGATTCTGCTCCTGAAGAGGTAGCAGATGCAACCCAACCAACAGAAGGAGAACAAGTGTCCGACACTACCGTTCAAGAAGCTCCTGCCGTAACTGAAGCGGTAGAAGCGACCAAAGTAGAGGCTGCTGCTCCAAAGCCAGCATTCTACGCAACTCCACGCATCAACACTAACCTCACAGCAGGTCAGTTCCTAGAGGCGAACATCAAGGCATCAATGGGCGATGACGAAGCACGCATGATCGTCAAGGCTACAAACGATACTTCAACAAACACAGGTCTTACACTCGCTCCACACCTAAACGAGTTCATCACAACTTCAATCGATGGCCGTCCAGCGGTGGATGCAGTTTCACGCGGAAACCTAGTGGAAAGCGGAATGTCTTTCACAATTCCTAAGCTTTCAACTGCACCAACAATCGATTCATCTTCAACAGAAGGCGAAGCACTTGGTGGAACTGAAATGGCTTCAACTTACATCACAGTAGATGTTAAGAAGGCTGCCGGACTTCAGACAATCTCATGGGAACTTCTCGATCGCTCATCACCTGCGTTCTACGATGAACTCATCAAGGAACTCAACTACGCATACGCTAAGGCAACAGATCAGGCTCTAGTAGCGGCTCTCGTTGCTGGTGGAACACAGGCAACTGCAACAGCAGCAGACATCGCTGGTTTCAAGTCTTACATTGGCAAGGAAGTTCCAGCAGCGTACAACGCAGCAGGAAAATTCGCCAAGAACATCATCGCTAACACAGCATGGTGGGAGAAGATCATCTCAGCTGAGGACACAACAAATCGTCCACTATTCACAGCTGCACAGCCATCAAATGCTCCCGGAGCGGTCGGCGTAAACAGCATCACAGGTACAGTCATGGGTCTTAACCTTTTCGTTGATCCACACATGACTGTAACAACTCTCATCGATGATTCTGCATTCTTGGTAGTTCCAGAGGCAGTTACATTCTATGAGGCTCCAAAGACTCAGGTTCAGGTCCAAGCACTTGCTAACGGCCGCCTACAGGTTGCGGTCTATGGCTACTACGCAATCGCAACAAAGGTCGGCGCAGGAATTCGTCGCTGGAACCTTACCTAATAACTAACTAAGCATGGGGGGGCGGTTGCTCCCGATCGCTCCCCCAGTCGTTTACCGAGAGGATAGAAATGCCAACAATTATCACGGCTTCCGAGCTTCGATCAACGCTTGGCGTTTCTTCCTCTCTGTATTCGGACGCGGTTCTATCAGACATCATCGATAGTGCAGAGGCGATTATCTTGCCAATGCTGGTAACTTACTCAGTCGCCATCGATGCAGTCTCGCTTAACAATAACGTCGCATACTTCTCAACAGTTCAGATGAACCCATTCGGAGAAGGCCAGTCCGTAGTTATCAGCGGATGCGGTAGCCCTTTCAATGGCACTCGAACAATCACAACAGACTTACTAGATGACGATTCATTCTCAGCGGCAATCACTAACGCTGATATCATCTCTAAGAACATCATCCCATCAGGGTTGGCTACCCTTACTGGTGCATCGACTTATGTCGGAAATAGCGCAGTAGAATCAGCCGTCCTAGTCGTCTCTGTCGAAATCTTCCAGAGTCGCACAGCAGCAGGTGGCCAGATCGAAGGCGTGGACTTTAGCCCGTCGCCATTCCGCATGGGCCGATCACTTTACAATCGCTGCGTTGGTCTATTAGGTTCACTCGTCGATGTCGGAACGATCGCCCAATAATGCCAGCCTCAACTATTCTTTCAGCCGTCCGCACTCCACTTGCTACAGCACTTGGATCAGTCGCAGCTAACGTCTTCTCATACGTCCCAGAGAACGTCCCAGTCCCAGCGGTAGTTCTCGTCCCATCTTCACCGTACATGGAGTTCGACACGATCAGTAACGATACCTTCAAGTGTAAACTCAACTTCACCATATCTTGCTGTGTGGCTTATTCAAGCAATCCAGCATCGCTCGACAACATCGAGCAACTCATCGAAAGCGTTGTACTAGCCATTCCAGCAGGTTATGAAGTGAGCGATGTCCAACGTCCAACCGTCACACAAGTAGGCGCAAGCAATCTGCTCGTAGCCGATATCGTCGTTAGTACACACTACACGCGAACAGTCTAAGGAGACAAAATGGCAACAACAGTTATCACAGGTCGCGACATCTCGCTAACAATCGATAGCAAGGCATACGGCGATCAAACAACTTCAACAACACTAGCAACATCACTAGAGCGCAACGCCTACGAGACAATCGATGGCAAGGTTTTCTACGCACTAGACACAACAGCAACTCTTTCAGTAACAATGCTTGCTGACTGGGGCGCAGCTTCTTCACTATGCGAGGCAATGTGGACTGCTGCATCATCAGCACCAAACACTTCACTTGCTTATACCTTCACAGCTGCCACAGGCGCAGTCTTCACAGGTAACGTTCTTCCAGTATTCCCAGATGCTTCTGGAACTGGCAAGGATGCTCAGTCAATCACATTCGTTCTACAGGGAACAGCAAAGCCAACCCTAACCATCTCATAATCTAACCAACGGGAGCAAAGATGAAAAAAGCAATCACAATTACATATAGGTCTGGGGATCAGGCTACTTATGTGGCCTATCCACCTGACTTCGCAAAATGGGAACAAGCTAGTCAGAAGTCAATCTCAGATTTCTCTGGAATGTGGGACATCTTATTCGTAGCGCATAGTGCCATGAAGCGAGAAGCAGCAGGGCAACCTGTAAAGCCTCTCGATGCTTGGATGGAAAGCGTGGAAGATGTGGATGTGAACTCTGATAGCCCAAAAGCCATAGCCGAGGAAGTATCGGCCGACTCCTAGTCGAGTTAGCCATCGCAACTCATATCCCGATGAGGGAGTGGGAATCTGCGGAAGATATTTTAACGGCGATTGAAATACTGAAGGAGCGTAATGAACCAAGCTGAGGTCGAGGCTTACAATCGGAAAGAAATCCGAGAAGTGATCCGCGCCTTTAAGGCTATGGATGAGAAGGCAGTCGAAGAAGCTAAGAAGGTTTCAGGCGCACTTGCCGACTATGCGTTAGGTCAGATTCAGAAGGCTTCTGCTACTCGAACTGTCGCCACTAAGGTTGCAGTCCGTATTGCTCAAGGTGGCAAGGTTTCCAAAAGTTCCAAGGTAGGTGAGATCAGTCTAGGGTTCGCTTCTCAGAAGTTTTCTGGTGGAGCAGATACTAAAAAACTCTGGGGTGGCATGGAGTTCGGCTCGAACAAGTTTAAGCAGTTCCCAGCCAGAACCCCACGCTTCCGTTCAGGTAACTATGGCTACTTCATCTATCCAACACTCAAGGCTATCCAGCCTTATATTATTCGAGAATGGCAAGATGCCTTCTCAAAGATTCTTAAGGAGTTCTAATGGCTTCAGATAGCAGAACCCTTAAACTCGCAATCCTTGGAGAAGTCAAAGACCTTAGCGCAAGCCTTACTAAAGGCTCTAATGAGGTTTCGTCATTCGGCGATAAGATCACTAAGTTCGGCAAGATCGCAGGAGCCGCCTTCGCAGCGGCAGGAGTAGCGGCAGTCGCCTATGCTGGCAAGTTAGCCATCGATGGAGTCAAGGCTGCAATCGCAGATGAAGCCGCGCAGATACGTTTAGCAACATCTCTCAAGAACGTGACTGGGGCCACAGATGCCCAGATCAAGGCCACCGAGCAATACATCCTCAAGACTTCTCTGGCTAAAGGCGTCACAGACGATGAACTTCGTCCAAGCCTCGATCGTTTAGTTAAAGCAACTAAAGATGTTGAAGCAGCCCAGAAGTTACAGACTATCGCGATCGATGTCGCGGCTGGTAGTGGTAAGTCACTCGAAGCCGTCACTAATGCCATGGCTCGCGCAGCTGAGGGCAATACTGCATCCTTAGGACGTTTAGGTATTGGTCTATCCAAGGCTGAACTAGCGTCAATGAGTATGGAAGAGATTACTGCCAAACTTGCTAAGACATTCGAGGGTCAAGCCTCAAAGCAGGCAGATACATTCCAAGGCAAGATGGATCGACTTAAAATCGCCTTTGATGAAGGCAAGGAGACAGTAGGCGTATTCGTTCTCGATGCTATTACTCCATTGGTCGATTTTATCGTTCAGAAGGTAGTACCGGGCGTCCAGATGTTCATCGATTCAATCGGTGGAGAAAAGGGAATTGGCAACGTTCTTACAGGATTTATTACAGCCGCTAAATCAATCTTCATTCCAGTCTTCCAAGGTATTCAGTCAGCATTCAAGAACATCAAAGGCGCAGTAGAAGATAACAAAGAAGAATTTAAGGCTTTATTAGAGTTTATTCAGAAGTACCTTGCTCCATTCTTAGGCGGAGTATTTAAGATCGCTATTCAAGGAATTGGAACTGCCATTGCAGCAGTGGTCGATGTAGTCGGTGCGCTCATCCGTGGATTCCAGACACTCATCAGCCTAGGCTCAAAGATCGGTGGTGCTATTGGTGGAATGTTCGGCGGTGGTCGAGCCGCAGGTGGCCCAGTAGTAGGCGGTACAACCTATCTCGTAGGCGAGCAAGGCCCAGAGTTATTCACGCCTTCAGGCTCAGGCAACATCATTCCTAATGGCGCACTAGGTGGTAGCAGTAGCAACATCATCAATATCACCGTCAATGGCGCAATCGATCCAATCTCCACAGCTCGTCAGATTACTCAGATTCTCAATCGTGAGGCAACACTCTCAGGAACGTTTAACAAGGTTGGTGCTTCGCTTCTGGTGGGCGCATGACTTGGACTCCACGGCCAACCATCTCGATAAACGGAACTGATCGCAAGTCAATCACGCTTGCAGACGTTCAAGTATCTTATGGCAGAACTTCAGTCTGGGAACAGGCTCGATCTTCTTATGCTCGCATTTCGATCTTAAATACTGCTAACACAGACTATGGGTTCGAGATGAACCAAACTGTAGCCGTCAAGGTCAAAAACGTCGCAGGAACAGACGTCACTATTTTCACAGGCAAGATCACTAGCGTTGATAACAACCTAGCAGGCTCAGGCACAATCGGAACTAATGCAGTCCAGACCATCACAGCCGTCGGCCCATTCTCCCAGATGTCTCGCAAGATCATCGGTGGATCAAACTGGGCTAAGGAGTTCGATACAGATCGCATGACTCGCATCTTCAACGATGCTGGACAGACCATCGATGTAGTAGATAGCCCAGCGATATATGAGTTCGCGGCTAGATCAGGATCGCCAGCAGATGCTTACTCACTAGCTGCTTCATTCGGCCAGCAGGCATTCGGCTATATCTATGAGACTTCACTAGGCAAGGTTGGCTTTGCTAACGAGTCTCGTCGTACCAATGACGCTAAGGCCAATGGCTACACAGTCATTCCTAACAATCACATTCTCTGGGGTAACGTCTCAAGTCAGAAGACTCTGGCAGATATCCTCAACAACCTTACTCTTACCTATAATGCTGGAACAGTCACCGCCACAGATGCGACCAGTATCGCCGATTACGGCCAAGTAGATGGATCAATTTCCAATACTCTCCACAACTCAACAGATGCCCAGACTCAGGCCGATCGATACATAACCCTTAGAGCCTATCCTCGAACATCTCTCAGCTCGTTTACTATCCCAATTAACTCTTCCAACGTCTCAGACGCTCTTAAAGACTTTTATATCAATATGACTATGGGTGAGCCAATCCAGATAACTGCTCTTCCAATAGCCCTAAAGAATACGACCTATCGCGGCTTCGTTGAAGGCTATACATTCTCGATCAATCAGTACGAGATGATTATGACTCTTAATACGACCGACTATACCTACAGCTTCACACCTACTCGATGGCAGGACGTCTCGGCGTCTCTTACATGGAATGGGGTTGGGGCTACGGTACAATGGAACACTTACGATGACTAGGGGCAAGCGTGGCAACAACAACTAACTTCGGATGGACGACACCTGATAACACAGGCTACGTCAAAGACGGCGCACTCGCGATCCGTACCCTTGGCTCTGCTATCGATACATCCTTGGTCGATCTTAAGGGCGGCACGACAGATCAGGTTCTCAAGAAGGCGTCTGGAACAGACATGGACTTCTCATGGGTAACGCCAGTATTCACTTCCGTTGCAGCGTTTTCAGATCAAAAGACAGCCAATACTCAGGGTGGAACGTTTACTTCTGGAGCATGGCGCACCCGTGATCTTAATACCACAGTCGGCACTAACGGCATCTCTGGAGCTTCTATCGCTTCCAATCAACTCACTTTGCCTGCTGGTACTTATCTGATCCAAGGCTCAGCACCAGCCTATGACGTCAATCAGCACATGACTCGACTTTACAACATTACAGATTCCACGGTCGCGATCAACGGCGGCTCTGCATACACAGACGCCAGCGATATCATGGTCACTCATTCTCCATTTAGTGGCGTGGTAGTTATTGCTGGAACTAAAGTCTTTGAGATCCAACACTACGCTTCTGCAACTTCATCCACATTTGGATTTGGTATTGCAGCCAATAATGGCTCAGTCGAGACTTACACTCAAATAACAGTTCTAAAGGTGGCTTAACATGGATATCGCACTCGCTATCGAATCTTTACTTCCAAACGCTGATTACTTCGGTTCAACTACAGGCAACACAAAAGAAGACTTTGATCTATTGATCTGGAACGATAAGCGCAAGAAGCCTACATTTAAGGCAATCTCAGATGCTTACGATTTACTACCCGAAGAAGTAAAGAACCCAGTTATTAAATGAAACCTATTCTATGCAAAGCAGGCCAACAATTAAGGGAACAGTTCGATGACTCCTTCCCTGATCGTGATAGGCGTTCCGATGGTTGGATCGGCGATCTCCGTCATTCAGCGCGTCCTAGTGACCACAATCCTGATCGAGAGACTGGAATTGTTAGAGCCATCGATGTCGATCGAGATGTACATAAGTCAGGCAAGCCCGACCTCATGCCAGATATTGCAGATCAGATTCGACTCGCGGCCAAGGCTGGAGAGAAGCGAGTGTCTTACATCATCTTCGCAGGACGAATTGCATCGTCTCGCTTGGGCTGGCGTTGGAGACCTTACAAGGGATCTAATCCGCACAATCATCATCTCCATGTTTCTTTCACTAAGACGGGCGATACAGATAGTTCGTTCTTTAATATCCCGATGTTAGGTGGTAAGTAATGGGTCGCGTAACGATCAGCTCTAATAACCTATTCCCCGGTCCTAAAGGCGAAAAGGGAGACAAGGGCGATGCAGGTGGCCCACCGGGTCCACAAGGTCCAGAAGGTCCACAGGGACCACAGGGACCTCAGGGTCCACAAGGTTTACAAGGCACTCAAGGAAACCCCGGAGCGCAAGGCGCACAAGGTCCAACTGGTTCAACTGGACTTAAAGGCGACAAGGGCGACAAGGGTGATACTGGAGCAACAGGCGCGACAGGTGCTAAAGGCGACACAGGAGATACTGGCGCACAAGGCCCATCTGGCGTAGTCACAGTCAATGCTCCACTTACTAATGCTGGAACTTCTAGTGCTGCCGATCTATCCGTATCTACTGGATCAACTTCTGCTGCCGGCGTTCTCCAACTCACAAACTCAGTATCCTCGACATCGACGACAACAGCTGCGACTCCTAATGCGGTTAAGTCTGCCTATGATTTTGCATCAAGCCAAGTTTTGCCGTTTTTTTCTGGATTATATTACAAAGGCATGGGGCCAATTTTAGGAGCCACAGTAGCTTCCACGCTTCAGAGAACTTACTATGTCCCATTCTTCGTACCAGTTGCCACGTCTTTTGATCGAATACTGGCAAAATCAGGTTCAAACTTTTCAGGCAGTTCGATAGTGCGTTTAGGAATTTATAACTCATCCGCCGCTGGTTTACCGACCACAGTTTTGCTCGATGCTGGAACCGTCAATTTCACTTCTGCAAACCAAAGTTTACAAATAACTATTAGCGTTACGTTGCAACCAGGATTGTATTATCTCGCGGCCAATTCTCAGACTGCGGCAACTACTAACAGTTATGTTTCAGTTGGGTCTAGTTCCGTGGCGTCTTATACTGGAATGCCCTATGACGGTGGTCTAGTAATGTATCAATACTATTACCAAGCAGGTGTTTCGGGTCCATTCGCAACAGCTTCAGGAGTGATTTTAGGTGCGCTTTCTGGTGCGATCAATGCTTTTCTAAGGGCGGTCTAATGAAACTAATTACTTACGGCATCGGCGGTTATGACCCAACCAAGCCAAACAACAACATCGTTGAAGAAATCGACATCCCAGATACGGAGCAGGAATAATGGAAGCAATTATCTACGCAACACTAGGACTTATTGCAATTCCTGTGATTCGTCAGGCGATCAAGTCCTATCGAGCTAAGAAGGCTATTGGCGAGATCATCGTGGACTCTCTTGAGGCGGCAGTCGATACTGTCGAAAAGAAGAAATGACCCAAGAAAACTTCTTCACTCTTTACTTCGCCAGCCTTGCCGTAATCGGTGGACTTGCAGGCTATGTGATCACGCATCTTCTGTCGGAAATTAAGCGACTCAACACGCGTGTCG